CTGGTTTAGTTTATGATCCCTCCAGAAAAGTTACTACAACTCAACAATTTGTTGTAAAGGATCCTACAAATGGAACGGAAACAAAAAAAATGTATATGCCCGTTCCATATAATATGCAATTTGAATTGAGTATTATGACAAAACTTAATGATGATATGCTTCAAATTGTAGAGCAAATATTGCCGTATTTTCAACCAGCATATAATCTCACAGTAGAACTTGTTGAGGACATTAAAGAGAAACGTGACATTCCGATTGTTTTAGAAAACATAACTATGCAAGATGACTATGAGGGTGATTTCACATCTCGTAGAGTTTTACTTTATACTTTGAGATTTACTGCTAAAACATATCTTTTTGGTCCAGTATCCTCTGCTTCCAAAGATATTATCAAAAAAGCAACTATCAGTTATCTTACTGGTACAGATGTTTCAAATACTACCAGAGAAATTACATATACAGCAGAACCTAGAGCAATTAAAAACTATACCGGAGATATTGTTACTAATATTTCAAATGACATTACAACAACGTCAACAGTATTTGAGGTTGATGATGCTAGTGGATTGTCGGTAAAAACATATATTGATCTTGAGGGTGAAGAGTTGTATATTAAGTCAATATCTGGAAATAAAGTTACAGTTCTTAGAGGTCAAGATGGAACCACTATTACATCTCACCTTAAGGGGGCACCTATTAAATCAATCACTTCCGCAGATGATGCTTTGGTAGAGACTGGAGATGATTTTGGATTTAGTGGTAGTCTGTAATGAAAATGACAAAAAAATTTGATAAGTTAAATGAAACTTTTGATGTTGACGGGGATATAGTACCCGTTGAGGTTGAAAAAATTCCAAATAAAAAAGAAGAATCTGTGTTTTCCTCAGATGATATTAAAAAAGATTATGATTATACAAGAGGAAATCTTTATTCACTAATAGAGAAAGGACAAGAAGCTATAAATGGTATTCTTGAACTTGCTCAAGAAACGGAACAGGCAAGGGCATATGAAGTTGCTGGTCAATTAATTAAAAATGTTGCAGATGCAACTGATAAGTTAATGGAACTTCAGAAAAAACTTAAGGATGTTGAAGAAGAAAAACAAATAAAAGGACCATCTACAGTTAATAATGCACTTTTTGTTGGATCAACTGCAGAGTTAGCAAAGATGTTAAAGAATGGACTGAAAGAGGATAATAATAAATAATAAGACAGGGAGAGAAATCCCAAAGTACAAAGGTTACTAATAAAATGCCAAAGGACTTGCCTTCTATTGATGATTTTATTGACGAAAAAGGTGATTTATCATCAATTGATGATTATATCACGGAGGAAACTGACGAAAGTCTTCCTTCCGTTGAGGATTTTGTTGAGCAAGAAGAGGAAGATATTGAAGTTGAAGAAGATATAATAGTAGACGAAAAAACAGACTTAACCGAAATTATACGTCTTATTAATGACGTAAGAAGAGATATACCAGATATTCCAGAAATTAAATACTATGATGATCAATTAGAAAAACTTACGGAACAAATTTTAAGTTTTCCTAAAGTAAAATATTATGATCAAGAAGTAGAAGCAATATGTGAGCAGATAGATCTTATTAAAGAAGAAATTAAAGATCTCCCTGAAGTCAAGTATTATGATGATCAAGTTAATCAAATTGAAAATAGGATTGACACTCTTCAAACTGAGCTTGTTAATTTGCCGGAAGTAAAATATTATGATTCCGAAATTGAGGCAATTTGTGAAGCAATTGATAAAGTTAGATCTGAAATTCCAGTATTTCCGAAATGGGTAAATGAGGTAAATGAAGTTCCAGATTTTTCTTGGATTGGAAAAACTTTCAGTGTCATTGATGATGATTTTATCAAAGTAAAAGATACGATTGATTATCTCAGAGAAAAAGTAAACTTTAATATTAATGAGTTATCTGAAGATATTGATAAAAAATATTTTGAAAATTCGGTAAAAATTGACTCAGAAATCATTAATTTAAATGAAAAGATTGATAGTCGGATTAATGAAGAAAAAGAAAAGATATGGAAGGAAATAAAAACATCTTCACTAAAACTTTGGGAGTATCATAGGGAATTTAAAGATGATGATAGAAAATTAAAGAAACAAATTCTCGGAGAATACAATAAGTTAAAAGAAAACATCAATAAAGAACTAAAAAAAGTTAATGAAGAAAGTATAAAAACTGATGAACTACTTTTAAATTATTTTAATGAACTGAAAGAAGAAATATCAAATCTTCCTGAAGTCAAATATTATGATAAAGATATTGATTATGTAAAATCCGACATAAAAAGTTTATATAAACTTGTTGAAGATATCAAAAAATTTCAAAATGAGTTGCAGGAGCAGCAAAAAACTTTATCAGAAGAAATTCAAGAACAAGGAACACTACTTGCGGATCCTCCAGATGTTGATAATGAAGATCCATTAACACCTATTGATCAAAATTTCGTAACTTTAGATCAGTTACAAAAACATTACAAATTATTTGTAGAAAGAGTTCAATATCAACTATCTTCAATTGGTGGTGGTGGAGCTGGATTTATTAAGGATCTTGATGATGTTGAATTTGATCAAACAACCGGAAACAACAAACTTTTAATTTTTGATCAAGCAAGATCAAAATGGGTTGGTATTGCTAGTACTTCATTAAGTGGATCAACTGCTCTTGTAGATTTAACAGATGTAGACACTTCAAATTTGGGAGATGGTAGGTTTTTAAGATATAATGCATCTTCTTCAGAATTCACTTTTGCTCCCGTATCTGCTTCTAATTTAGAACTTATTGCAGGAGACATTCAATCTGGAATCTTAACAACAAATTCTACATCTACAGCAACTGTTATATCCGTGAGTGCTTCCACGTATAGGTCAGTAAATTATCAAATTCAAGTTTCGGATGGAACCAACTTTAATATGACAACAATTAATGTTATTCATGATGGTTCTACTACATATATGACAGAGTACGGATCAATAAATCAACCTGTTGGAATCGCTACTTTTTCTACAGACATTAACTCAGGATCTTTGAGGCTTCTTGGATATCCATCTGCTGCAACAACAACTACATTTAAAGTTATTTTTACTGCGATAGAAGCATGAAAACATTTAAACAATTTCAAGAGGAATGGTCTAATAAATATAAAAAGAGTATTGACTGCTCAAATCCGAAAGGATTCTCTCAGAAAGCGCATTGTGCTGGAAGAAAGAAAAGAGCAAAAGGTGAGACTACTAAATCAAAACCAGTTGAATGAAAAAGAACGGACGCTGCCCTGCAGGACAATATTACTGCTATACAAATAAGGAGTGTAGACCCATTCCAGCAGGATTTATGGTTGATCCTGAAGGAATGCTTCGTAAAGAAAACGGTGCTTCTGTTGACGAAGGAACTCTTCATAAATGGTTTAAATCATCAAAATCTAAAGATGGAAAATCTGGTTGGGTGAATGTAGTTACAGGAGGAACCTGTGCTAGTGATGAACCCGGAGAAGGAACTCCTAAATGTGTCTCATCAGCAAAAAGAGCAAGTATGACTAAAGCAGAAAGACTTTCTGCTTCAAGAAGAAAGAAAGAAGCAGATCCAGGACAACAACAAAAATCTGGTGCTGCTAAACCAACATATGTTTCAACCGATAAACCTAAGAAAAAAATGAACGAAGCACAAGAAAGGGATCATGAATATTCTATGGCACGTTCCCAACTCTCTACAGTAATGAGTGCTGCCAAGAGATTGAAAAATAAAATGGCAAAAGGTGAAGGTAATGTTGAAGCATGGGTTCAATCTAAAATTACTAAGGCAGCAGATTACCTAGACTCTGCGGCAGATTATGTTGATAGTGGAGAAATGAAGGTAAAAGAGGAGTTCACAACTCTTCCTTTAGAAATTGAAATTCCCACAAACATTAGAGACTTTAATCTTGGGTTAATGTTCAGAGAGAGTCTGGATTTTAATAAGGGAATGTTGTTTATTTTTGATGAAGTTGGTCAAAAATCATTTCATATGACCGAAACTAAAATTCCTTTAGATATAGCATTTATTACTAAAGAGGGTTTTATTGATAGTATCAAAGAATTAGAACCATATGATGAAAATCCAGTTTATTCGGAGGGAGAAGTTTTAAGTGCTTTAGAAGTGAATAGAGGTTGGTTTGAAGAAAATAATATTGAAGTTGGTGATCAAATAATTGTAGAACAAAATGATGTCAAAGGAAAAGGTAGTGGCAAGAAAGATGCCTGTTATCACAAAGTAAAATCACGTTATAGTGTCTGGCCTTCTGCATATGCGTCGGGAGCACTGGTTAAATGCCGTAAAGCGGGTGCTGCAAACTGGGGAAATAAATCTGAAGAAAC